CGTACATATTGAGAAGCATCACCATCTAAAGCGGTTATTACACCACTATTAGCCACTACTGGACCTTGTATATCCCTAATCTTTGCTTCTCCTGTTACTTGTAATTGACTCATAATATTTTATTGAAATAATCCTCTAATATATTCCCCAGCTGCTAATGCTCTACCAAAAGTAAGAACTCCTGTCGCACTCACAAACTTCACATCATCTCCTGTTGGAACTCCTGTTGTTAAAATGTTTTGTGCATCCACACCACCTCTTGAAACGTATAAACAAGCATAACCAATCGTGTCAGCAAAAGTAATTGAAGTTTCTCCACCACTTGCCGTGTAACCTTTTGTTTTAACAGGGTTAGCACCTACGATAATAACACCGCTTGGGTCAACCTCTGTTCCTGTTGTATTGTATGCACCGCTACCTTGTAGGCTTACGTTATATGTAGCCACATCCCTCATAGGAGCATTTATTGATAAACTTGATATATTACAAATTCCATTAATAATTGTTAAACCATCAACTCCGTTATCCACCACAAACTTAATCTCTATTGGTGTTCTTGATAACTGTTTTTCAAGCATAAATAAATAAGAAAAACCACTCAAAATAATCAACCCATCACAGGTTACATTCCAAGTAGCTACATCGTTCTTATATTCTCTAAACCAAGCACTTGATTGGCTTGTTACCTCTTTTTGATCTACGCTTACATCAAACGTACAATTTGTACTACAAGCAAATGCAACATCCACCTCTGGGTCTACATCTGTTCTATGCCAATAAAGCATTATATTTTGTCCAATTACTGCTGCCATATTACAAATTTAATCAATTATCCGAATGTTTCTAATATTTCCCCAGCACCACTTATTCTGTATGCTTGGAAGTAAGTATCTGTTACTAAAACCTTCCACCAAATATTTGCACCATTAAATCCAACAATTAACAATTCACTTTGATAGAAGAAATCTCCAACAGAAGGAACACCAGCTTGTTCTAAATAAACTAAATTACTTGTTAAAGGTGCAGCCAAAGCAGCTTCTTTAGTTACATAACCATTAGACCTAAAGTGTGCAAATCCTGTAACCTCTGTTGGTAAGCTATTACTATCGTAAATAGTAGTCATTGTAGTTTCTACATTCTCTGGGTTAATATCTAATAAAGTAGCCGTAATAACATCATTAGGTAAATCAATTGTTGAATTACCTATTATGTATTTCTTATTATTTACACTTATTTGTGCTGGGTCTAAATCACTTGCCGTTATTCTCATTGCACCGCTAAATCTACCATCAGTTGTTTCCATACTCATAAAAGAAGCATCCAAGTTTATAATGTTTTTATTTAAGCAGTTTGAATATTGCCTAACCACTAACTCACTTAAACTTCTATAAGTATCTGTTAGATATTCTTGCCTGTACCAATTCTTTAAGTTTAATCCACTTGCATCGCTTAAAAATCCTCTATATGAAAAGAATCCATCATTAATATCATTAAATCCTAATGGAAGGTCAATCTCTAAAACATATTCGTTTGAATCGTTGATAAAACTCTCTGTTGTTACTTGCTTAAAATATGTTTCAACAGTTAATTGAAAGTTACTTGCCTCAATTGAACCAACAGTTGATTTCCAATAAGGTGCTGGAGTAGAGCATAAAATTAACTCAATAGTTAAATCACCGCCTATTGGTAACAAAGGCATAATCAATTCTAAATTTACTTTAGGGTCTGTTGAACTAAATGGATAAAAATAATAATGGTCATTAAAAGTTGTATTTACCCATTGTTTATTGTTATCTAAAAATACAGAACTAACTCCATCATCAACTAATATTTTAAGAATAAATAAAGCATCTGGTCCACTTGCTGGTACTCCTAATCCAGCTACATCCATAGTTAACTTTAATACATCACTTGTGTTTACTTTTGGTAAATTTATTGGTCTAACCAATGCAGTATATGGACTTGAAATAGAATACTGCATAATAAAAGAATTATATCTTTTTTCTGGATATGACTTTACATAAATTATTCCATCAACAAATCTTTCCTCATCCCAAGAAAATGCATTACTTACTAATGGGCTTACAAATTCGTAATTCTTTAAATCCCAGTTAGTAATGTAGTTACTCGGATATTCAATTACTTTATCAAATCTAATCTTATTAAAACCCTTTTTAATTAATTTAAATTGACTATTATCTACAAAGTATAAACCGCTTGTATTTGAGGTAAATCCTTCAATGTTTCCTGTTGATTCATAGATTGCATCATCAAATACTGTTCCATTACTATTATAAATAGTAACATAATAAGATTCTTGTGCAAATTGAGTTAAAGGAACTATATAAAAGTTTCCTTTTGCTTGAAACAATCTTGAACCAAATGACCTTACAATATATGTTAATACTACAAGACAATTTATTGCTTGTTGATTATCATTAACAAATGTTGCATAATTTATATATGATTGCCCTAATGTATCAGCACTTGGGTCATCTATTCTATTATCCATTCCATCAGCATAAAAACTTACACCACTTACAATATCATAATCTAAAGGATATTCTAATTTTAATAAAGCAGTCTTTATGTAAAAAATAGCCGTAAAGATATCAACTAATGTTGTATCATCAGTTATAAAAAAAGGTATTCTTTCTAATATACCTAATCCATCAATAGCATTAAAAGCTAATTGTTTTCGACCTGTTGAAAAAACATATTGAACATTGTCGCTTAGTATCCATCCTTGCCAATCTATATTAGCACCACTTAAAACTCTTACAAAATACTTTCTATCATTCAATGTTGTAAAGTCTGGCATATTTGCCACATCATCAGTAACATCAATTGCAACACTTAAAGTACTTACATAAATAGGTTCAAAAGTATCATCTGAACGTGGTACATATTGTATTTGTAAATTAATACAAGGATATTCTATTATCTCTCCATCGTAACCATCCTCATAAATATTTACTACACTTGTAACATCTGATTTTGTTGCTGCCGTGATTCTATATTTTATTTCGTATGCCATTAACCCCTAATTATATTTAATGAAGAATTAGACCTTTGCATTGCTAAAACTAAGTCTTGTCCTCTTAATACAAATTGACCATTAGAATTAACACTATTTGTCATATTTCCTGTATTAAACGAGGTTGGTTTAGTTTGACCTAAATTAGTTGGTGCTAAATTTCTTGCAGCACCAAATGCAGAACTTAACGCACCTGTGGCAGCAAAAAGACCTTTCAATGCTGGGAAGGCTTCTAATATAGCTTGGAATATTAATGCTTGAATAACGGCAGCAGCTATTTGTTTACCTATATTAGCAAACATATCCCCAATGGCTTCTAATGGCTTTTGACCAGTTTGCATAGCTTCATACATTCCCATTAATGAATTTGTTACACTACCAGAGATTGTATCTGCAAAATTTGTATATGACTTTCTTAAATCATCAATTCTCTTTTTTTCCGCTTCATCTGCATCAATAGCACTTTTATCTTTTTTAAATAAACCTTGCATATATGCACCAAATCCACTTTTATTAGATTGTTCTAATAAATCCTTAGCTTGTTTTTCAAAGAATGATTTTCTTTTATCATCTTTTACACTTTTTTCTGATTCTAATTCAAATGTATCTAAAAGCTCTAAACCTATTTTTTTCATTTTTTCCCTAAGAGCCTTCATCTTTGCTAACTCTAAATTAAGTTGCTTATTTTCTTCTCTTGCATAGTTTACAATTGGAGAAGTTTTAGGCTTCTTTGTTTCAGAATTATCAAATAAAGTAGTTACATCTAATGTTCTTGATAATGATGCTCTTGCATTATTAATTTCTACTTGTGCATCTTTTAATGGTTTTACAAATTCTGCATCAATAGCAGAACGAAGCATTTCTGTTGTTGTACCAGATTCTAATTGCTTAGTAGTTGCAAGAGTATTTTTCTTTTTATTTTCTCTATCTTCAACTAATTTTTTATATTTTGAGTTTGCAGCACTTAAAGCATCAACATAGTTTTGTTCTTTGCTTACCTCTAATTGTTGTACTGCCGCCTTATTATTTAAAGATTGTAAATATTGAGCATTAAAAGTTTTTAAGTCTTTTATTTCTAAATCCTTTATTTCTTTATTTTGACTATATAAATCTTTAAATTTTCTAAACGCATTTTCTCTTTGTGTTATATCTAAATTTACATTAGTAATACGACCAACTAATTGCGTACCTAATGTTTGACTTGCTTGTGCAGAACCAGCAATATTATATATTTCATCATTAAGTTTCTTTAATTCTTCTCTTAAATCTTTTAACTTTTCAGCTGGACCTTCAAATGCTTGTGTAATTTGTTTTTGAAATACTACTGCTAAAGAAGAAACTAAACCCAATGCAACACCAATACCAGCTGGACCAGAAAGTCCACTTAACATAGCATCTAAAGCCTTTTTTGTCCCACCTTCAGTTTTAGCTAATTGTTGGAATGACTCCAACATTGGATTCAAGTTATTTGCAATACCCATAATTCCGTATGGAGCATCTTGAGCAATTCTTGAAAAGTTTATAAGAGATTGAGTAGCATCATTAGTTGGTTTTGAAACACCAACCATTCTTGTATTTAATTGTGTTATTGCACCATTTACACTACTTATTTTTGCAGTTAGTTGATTTATTTCTCCAACATCAACCGACTTCTTTAAGGCTGCTTGTAATTTCTTGAGTAAATTTTCGGCTTTTACTAATTCAGCACCTAAATCTTCAGTATTTGCGCCGATGTTAATTTGTATATCTAAAAGGTCTGTTGCCATCTTTGTTAATTTACTCCGTACAATTTAAGTGTTCTTGCCAGTTGTTCTTCAGTTATCATTACTCTTTCTTCATCAATATCTACATCATCTAATTCTGGAATACTCCAAAAAGCCTTCATACTTTTAGGAGTTTTCTCGGTTGTGGAACTTAAGTATACAATATAGGCAAGGTTTCTTGTCCTTGCCCATTCGTTTAACTCGTTTCTTTCCTTACCTAAAACGATAATGGAAAAGTCCTTCCAAGTCATATCCCAAAATTCATTTGGTCTTATCCCACATTCAGCAGCTTTTACTAAGATATCATCCCAGCTTAGCTTTGTTAGGCTTTTTTTTTTCTTCTTCTTTATCTACACCTTTGATGGTATGGACTGTACTTTCAACGACATATTTTAAATAGTCAATTATTTGACCTTCTTCGCTAAAAATAGAACCCACTTCATCTATCCATTCACAAGCATCATCAATTGTATATATTACTTCATCTTTCTTGCTTACACAAGCAGATTTGTAACCAATATAAACAAGCTGAACTATAATGTCCAAACTTGTTTGAGCCGTTGAAAGAACTTTAAAGTACTCATCAATACCGATATTGTTTTGTTTAGTAAACTCACGCATTGACCAAGTACCCCACTTTAGGTGGATTGTGTTGTTGTTAGTCTTTAATTCGAACATAGTTTTTTATTTTAATTAAACTCCAGTTTCAGTTTGAGTGATAGGAGGTACACTTACAACGAAAGTTGCAGTAAACTTCACATCATCTTTATCAGCAGCATTAACATTAAAGTTGCTAATAAATACTAATTGACCAGCACCACCATAAGTGATATCACCAGCAACTGGAACGGCTTTACCCATTTTAATTGCAAACAAAGTTTGTGCAGCGTGAGCAGTATACAATTGTTGGTAACTATCTTTAGAAGGAGTACCAGTTTCATCAATCGCAAATCCTTCACACTCGAAAGATTGGTTAAAAGATTGATTTGGAGTATATTGGTCTCCACACTTAGAAGTTGCATCAATTGTTCCTAAAGTTGATGTCAAAGAGTTGGTAGTCAAACAAGCAACAGGCTTGAATGTTCCATCATTGTTAATGTCAGCTAAGAGGATATAATCTCTACCGCTTACTTTTGTTTCTGCCATTTTATTTAATTTTAATTTTGAGTTATGGTTATGTTATATGTTATTAATACTCTAAAAACGTTATCCAAAGGGTTTAAGCCATCTAAGTTTCTAATGCTTTCTACACTTAAACTTGAAGCAGTAAACCCATTTGATAGGGTTATAACTGAATCCGAGTTTATATCATCCAACACTAAATCGCTTATAGTTTCAGCACGTTTATATCCAAAGTTAGCATTTTTTGTAATAATATCAACTACGATTGAAATACTATTTGTATATCCAGCTTTGCCTTGTTCTTGACTTGATGTTCTACCAGTCATAACAATATACTCATCACCAGCACCCTCTGGAGCAAAACCATCGTAAACAACCAATCCACTTGCACTTGTCAAGTTGGTATAAAACCATTTCTTTATCTCTATATTAGGATTTAACATTTTCAATTGCTTTTTTTATGTTATTTATCATCTTTGGTTTTTCCGTTTCAAAAGATGGTATTAAAAATGGTTGTGGTCTCATACCCTTTTTTAGTATGCTTATAGCTATTGCATAAGCTATTGACTTATCATTACCTCCACCAATTCCTTTTCTTCTTACCCATAATGTCAAAGCCTCAACCATATCCTTAAAAGTACCAGCCTTTTTACCTTTAAACCCACTTGCTAATTCCTCAAACCCAGCTGGTATACTTACTTTACCACCAGTTCCAAATTCTACATAAGGTGCATAAGAAGCACTTGAGCCAATTGTAAATACAAATCCTTTATCAACCTTTTGTTCTTTTAGGTAAATGCTATTTCTTAATTGACCTAAATTAACAGGTGCTAAACGCTTTGCTCCACTTTGTATGTTTAATGCTGATGCGTTTACTTCATCCTTTACATCTTGTTGTACTTTTTTATCAAAAGATTGTAGTTTACCCAAAACTTCAGATATGTTTGTTATATCAAATGTAAATCCACCCATTATCTGTAAATTATTAACTCCAAGAACCTATTTTGGTTCTCAACGTTCTTAATAG